TTCACCACCAACCACTTCCCGTCTAGCGAGACCGCCGGGGAGGCGTCCACCCCCGAGGGGATGGCCCGCTCCGATTGAGCCAGCGCCTTGCGGAACCACTCAGAGCCGATGAACCTGGCGAACGACCGGGGTACCTGCGCGCCCGCCTTGACCTCAGGCCTGACGGTCAGGGCGTAGAAGATCCCGCTCTCCTCGTTCGAGGGCGTGACGCCTTCACCGCCGAGCGCCCGGTGCGTCCTGGCCTGAGCCGCTTGCCCCTTGCGTTTGTTGCGCCTGCCCACGCATGAGTGGCAACGGCAGCCTACCAGGTGGCCATGCCGTGTGAGCCTGGTACCCACACCCAAGGCGTTATGACAGGTGGACTGGTCACATGGGCAGTAGCCGAAGTAGGATGACGGGTTCATCCGCACCCCCTGGCACAGATGAAACGCCACGGCTTCACGCTCCTGACAGGACGCAGGTCATCCACCTCTCCGCACAGGTAGCACCGGACGGTGTGACGGGGGAGATCGGCCGGATCGCGCCAATCCTGGTCGGCCTCGGAGATGGGGTCCCCGCACAGAGCTACCGCCCTGATCGTCCAGTAGTGCCGCAGCGGTGGCAGACTCATCCCTCGGTCTCCTCTAACGTCTCTGCTAGGCGCATCAGTCGGCGCGTCGAGGAGATCCTTTCTGGAGCCAAGGGACCGTCCAGCCAACCATCGCGATTGAGCCACGTGGTTGGATGCGGGATGAAGCGTTCCTCGGGCAGATTCGGGTCGGTCGCGAGGCGCTGGGCGCCCTGGATAATCTCTTTCGCCGAGGTCCGGAGAAGCGCACGCTCAAAGGCGAGATGCGCTGTGCGGCGGCCTATCTTGCGAGGATAGGCGCTGTAGAAAGCGACGAACTCAGCGCTCTCATCGAGCGAACGTGTAGAGGTTCTAAGGGGTTGGGCAGGCGAACCGATGTCGAACATTCGGTTTGCGTTCTCCTCCGGGTTCGCGCGAACATCGCGCATACGTTCTCGCGCCTGTTCTCGCGAACCTTCGATGTCGGCGCGACTCGGGTTGTACGACAGATAGTCGTGGACCGACCAAGGGCTATCGCTCCAAAGCCCTGCTTCCACCAGTTCGCGCACCGGCCCTTGCGGCTGCCGCCTCACCCATGCAGTCGGCAAGATGCCGTCCGTCAGGTGCTCGGAGCAAAGACACAGGGCCTCGATGTGTAGACGAAAGGCTCGATCTGACAGGCCTATCACCTTCGGGTGTCGCACGAATCCGTCGTCGAGCTTCGTCCAGCTCACGCCGCTACATGCTCCGTGCTGCGTACCGCGTGATGGTGCGATCTGCGCGGCACGTCGGGCAGTACCAGGGACGCCCGGTATCGGCGCCCTTGGGGACGGTGCCTCTGGCTCCCGTGACGTGGCCACAGTCCAGCTTGACCTCCCATACAGCTTTGGTCAGCATCATCGACCCATCCTCCTCGTCACCCACAGCGCGAACAGCCAACAGGCAGCCCACAGGCCGAGCCACAGCAGCCAGGAGTGAAGCGGGCTCATAGCCCCTCCAACTGGCGGAAGTAGCGAGGCATCACGGACCTCGCGCGCTCTCGCGTTCGATCGTCGGCGAACCCTTCAAGGAACTCGCGGAAGCTGATGTAGGGTCCTTCCCCCTCGGTCGGGGTCTGCGACTCCCGACGGCGCATGATGATGTCCTTGATGGCGTCCTCTAACTCCCTCAGCGAGGGCATCAGCCTCAAACCTCTACCCAGGGTCTCCACCGCCGCCTTCGCATCCTCCAATCGGTAGCGTTCGAGCGATGCGGCCCACACCAGTGCGGTCTCATCGGGTATGTCGGCGCGGAAGAAGTCGCCCAGGAAGGCGACGACACTGATGGCTTCTGCCTTGGTCATTGCCAAGCCTCCGCCCTTCTCACTTGCCCGCATGCGGTGCAACGCAGGTGGGCACGAGGAAGTTCGGTGATGCCGTCCGGTTTGAGGTTGGTCAGGGTCGATGAGAGCCCATCCGAGTGATCGCAGTCCCCGGCCTCGACCTTCCCCATGCCGGAGGCCGGGTCCTGCGACCCGTCCCGCTGACCCCCATCCTTCCCAGCTACTCTCTTAGGTGATGGGCGGGACGCTTCTTTAGTCCTGATCTCATGGGCAGACGCCACGCTCTTGGCGGGTATCCCCGCCATGACCAGAGCACGGCCTGCCGCGCTCGTTTCGGCGTTCTCTAGTTCGGCCCCGTGCGTGAACGGGGTCGTGCCAGGGATCGCGAGGTAGGAGTGGCCGACCCCCGACGGTGGCTCCGCAGGGTCCTGCGTGCGGTAAGCCGCAGCCCTAACGGTGACGCGAGAATCGGTGAGTTCCACTACCTCGCAGGTGATGCGGCCCTGGGGCCATCGGCGGTACCACTCGGCTATGCGCTCGGCGACCTCGATGTAGTCTGCCGCGAAAGCCATCAGTGCCTCCATCGGCGGATGAGCGATAGTCCGAGCACGGCTAGATAGACGAGGCCGACCCCGGCCAGTGCGGAGATGAGGATCTGCCGCGCTGTCTGCTCTACCTGAGACAGGTCCATCTTACACCTCCTCGATGCCCAAACAGAAGTGACACCCGCCCCACGGACAGGTGTCCCGATAGCCGACGCAGAGCCGCCGCCCACCGCGCTTCCTGGGAGATGCTGGCACCCGGCGGGCGGGGCGCTTGCCCGCACCTCTCGATGGCCGGGCAAGGCCGGGAAGGCCCTTCTCTTCTCTCATCGCCTCGCGCCACGCAGCCCACTGCTCATCTGTCAGTTTCCTGCCCCGTGATGAGGCGCAGAACTGCGAGTGATAAGGCCGGGGACCTCCAGGGTAGTAAGGCTCACAGCATTCGATACGTGCCATCACTCTGACCCCGCCGACCAGAACGTTGCCCCGCACTTGCGGCACTCGTAGCTAGGGGTGATCTCATGGCCCGCCTCGGAGCAATCCTGCACGGACTCGGCCTCGCTGCTCTCATCGGCCTCGCGCCATGAATCCCACTCGGTAAACTCAGGGGGCAGCATCAAACCACCTCCGGTTCCTCATATACGGCAGGCGCGCGGCCCGCCAACGGCGCGCCGCTATCCCGCCGCACCGCCCTGCCATCGTTCAGGCACATACAGCAGACGTAGACGTACGGCCCATCAGAGAAGGTGTCCATGACATCTGCAGGGCGCTGGCGGCAGCATTCACAGATAGGGCGAGTGTCCTCGGTCATGCTGCGACCTCCTTCCCGCTTGCTGACCTTGGTTAGGCTCGCTCTCCCCATATCGGCTCTCCCCAGGCTCCGTACTTGGGAGCGAACGACAGGGTAGCCTTGCCTGCGGCGCTGATCCACACGAGCGCCGAAGCGTACTCCTGGCTAACCCCGGGTAGCTCAAACACGTAAGATGCGGGGAGGGTGGCCGTGCCAAACACGCCACCCTCCCCAGCAGGACCCGGCTCCGACGAAGGAGGCCCAGGTGAACCGACGGCCTGCGGGTCCTGCGGCTCTGTCGCTGCCATGTTCCCTACCTCCTTCGTCGCGGATACGCCTGTATACCTCCTGAATTCAAGGACGTCAAGTCCACCGGCTCATAATCTTGGGGGCATCTTGTCGGGGTTGGGCAAAGACTGGCGGGCCTATAGACCGCTCATCGGTCCGGCCAGGTGGATCCTCATGGCCAGTCATCCTCACGCGGCTCGAAGGTGTGTACGACCTCCAGGCGTGTCGTGGGAGCCAGACCCTTGGGATGCAGCCCGATGTCGAGGATGACACCGGCGACCTCTGAGACGAGGGACTTGGCCGCCATCCAGGGGGTCTGAGCCTGAAAGGCGGGGAGCTGGACAGCGAACACGTTGCGGTAGTACAGGGCGCAGAACTTATGAAAGTTGCCGACCAACGCCACGTGCGGCTTGCGCGCTGCATCAAGTGACTCGATGTGCCGCTGCACCTTGTAGGAGTAGGCGTAGGCCGTGCCTGAGTCGTAGTGGAATACCTCGATGATGGTGTCCCTGAAGTTCAGGTAGCCGAGGTCTTGACCCAGGTAGATCGCATCATCTCGGCGCTCGCATAGGGCCTTGATGATGTTCGGCCCTCCGTCGTCTATCCACCAACGATCGTGATTCCCCCCGATGATGTACCAGGGCTTGCGGGTACGGGGCAGGGCCTCCACGCAGTAATCCAGCATCGCGTTATAGTCATGCTTGAAGACCTCGTGCGGGTGTCTGAGGCGCTTGTGAGGCCCATCCTGCACGTCCCCCGCATGGATGAAGGCATCCACTTTGGCCTTCTCAGCGTATCGGGCGAACTCTCTCAGCGCGGTGATCTGCTGGTGCTTGGAGCCGAAGTGAGTACAGCTCACGATCCCCAGTTTGAGGCGGTCGCTACCGGTCAAGTGTGACAGGTCCAGCGTTGTGGTCTCTTGCTCGGGCGGCCTGGGCTTGTGAACGACGTAGCCTGCGCGCTCTGCCTGGGCTATCGCCTCTTGAAGGTCCCGCTCCCGTTCCTTCTTGGTCTTGGTCTCCTCGATGGAGGCGGTAAGGGCCGCGCGGAACTCATCCACCGTTGCGCTCCTGGTGTCGGGGGTCTGCTGCTGCGGCCACGAAATGCCCCTGGAGCTTAGATGCGGAGGCCTCCGTAACTCCCGCTTTCTGAAGCGCCGCAGCGAACGCCTTCCACTTGCGCACCCCCTTCGCCACCTGGGCGTCTAACGCCTCCCGCATCTCAGGCGGGACATGTCGGCAATACCAGCAGTAGGTGCTGCCCCGAGACCACTTCAGCTCCTGCTCCAAGATGTCCGCGAAAGCCTCAGTCCCCGGCATCAGCTTCCTCCTTCTCAAGCGCCTCCCTCAGCGCGCGTATCTCCTGGGTGAGCGCGCGGATGGTACGGGCCAACTCCACGAGGACCGAGGCGAGAACGTCGTCTGCCACATCAGGCCTTCGGTTCCTCATAGATGGTCCAGAGTTCGCGGGACGCGAAGATGCGCTCACACCGCCAACACGAATCGGCAAGGACGCACACAATCGCCCCGCACGTGGGACAACTAGTGCTCGGTGCAGGTTCGATTTCCATCAATCAGTCGAGGCCCACTGAAGGGCCGCGTTCCACACGACGGATAGGGCGGCGGCACCCGCCGCGATGACGGCGCCCCTCAGCGCTGGCAGCTGACCGCCTATCACGATCTCGACCGGGACGGCCGACAGGAACGCTTGCACGAACGTCTTCGCGGCCCTCTCCAGGATATCTCTCACATCCATGCACTCCTCCTTCCTAGAACGTGCAGGTGGCAAGTGCCGTGCCCGCATCGGGGAAGACCCAGAGGTACGCCGCGCTGGTCTCACCAGCCACGGTCCACGTGGCCCCATCGTCGGCGCCGTGGTCCTCGGCGTAGATCGGGATGCCATCTTCGTAGCCGATGACGGTTATCCAGACGTGCCCTTCGTCCGTGGGCTTGAAGTTGCCCGTGTACGTGAACGTCACGGTGTCACCGGAGACGTGGGGCGTGAGCGCGTAGCCCTCTTGCTTGCGGCGTTTCAGCGCCCGAACGGGGCTAGTCATCATCCTCCTCCTCCTCCTCGTCCCTGTCGCTCAGACGCCGCTCAACGCCCTCGGCCAGGCGCGCTAAGACCGCTGCTATCTCCCACAGGGCGAACTCGGCCTCGTTCTCTATCCACGCCTCCTCGCCCGGCGCCCAAACGATGTGGAGCAGACGCGGCCCGGTGGCCGGGGCTCGGTCAGCCTCGGCCTTGGCTCTGGTCTTCTTCATCACCTATCCGATTCCGGCGGTCATGACTTGGCAACCCGGCAACGGCGTCCCACATCTACGGCCTCCAGTTCACCCTCTCGATGGCATCGCGCAGCGCGCGTATCGCCTCGGTGGCTTCGCGCAACGTCGTCGTGTTGCTGTCGAGCTTGCCGTTGAACTTGCGCGTCATCCAGAAGACGACGTAGGCAGCCAGGCCCATGCCACCGAACTCCCGGATGGCGCTCAGCGGATCCATGGTGGCTTGGCCCCATCGTGGTTAGCGAATGCGGTATGGGTGTGGGTCTCGTGAGGATCGGACGCGGTGTAGGGACGTTTGACGTACCCGGTGCCGCTCGCCAGGTACTGCTGGGAGTTGTAGATATGTTGGGCAACACCCAAACGGGAGAAGTTTGCAAGGACGTATCGGGTCAGGGCCTCCAGGTTCAGCGCGATGCGGTTCGGATCGGTCGCGAATCCCGTCCCCTCTTGGTTGTCCACCCCGCAGTCGGCGGCGGCCGCCCATGCGTGTTCGGACCAATAAGACGAGTCGTACCTCAGCGTGCGGGGGTTGTAGATGCCGAGGTTGCGGAGCTTCGGGAAGACGAGGTGAATCTCGGCGAAAAAGGCGACGGTGCGCCGGGTCCCGAGTGTGAGCTTCGCTGCCCAGGGGATGTAGCCAGCATCGGGAACTTGCCCTTCGAGGCGCCGCAAGCGGGGACCACCCTGGACCTGGTAGGCCACCCGGCCGCTGACTCCCTTGGCGTGGCGCACGATCCGCGCCGCAGCCAGCCACGGCCAGCGCGCTTGACGCCAGTCCTTCCAGCCCGCCAGCCTCCAGCGGATGGGGCGAGTGCTGACCTGGCGGCGGATGGTTCGGCGGAGGCGGCCGCGCGCGAAGAAGGGACCCTCAGGCGCACTCCACCGCAGCCCCTTACCTGTCTGAAAGCGGACGATAGGTCCCACGCACCCATGTAACGCGCTGGGTCAAGGGGGAAAAATCTCCTCAGAAGGCCCCCCAGGCCGGTGCGCTGCCCCATCCCCAAACAGGTCCCCCCCCTATGGTATAGGCAACCTCTAGGATGACCTGAGAGACCCTGCGCTCTACCGTGGTCGGAACCTCAGCGACCTCGGCTATGACCTGAGAGACCCTGCGCTCTACCGTGGTCGGAACCTCAGCGACCTCGGCTATGGCTTGAGAGACCCTGCGCTCTACCGTGGTCGGAACCTCAGCGACCTCGGCTATGGCTTGGGTTACACGAGAATCGGTCATCTCACCTTAGCGCCGATCTGCAGGGCGTCCAGTTTGCTCGCCGTCCACGCCGCCGAGTCCGTCGGGTCCACGTTGTAGACGCTGCCGTAGTAGGTCCAGGAGGTGGACAGGGCAACGTCCGAACCCGTGTTCTCCGTACTACCCGACTTGAGCATGTGCGCGATGCTGGCGGTGCCTGCATCTGATTTCTGCGCCCTGAGCCATAGCGTCACGGCCTGCACGGTAGAGATGCCCGACGTGTTCGGGATGTGGAGCAGGTCGTAGTCGTTCACCACGGAATCATAGGCGTAGTCCGTGGCATCGTTGGGGGGGCGCTCGTCCACGACGGCGTAATGAGACGTGCCGGTAGAGAGCGACAACCCCGACGAATCACCATCGGCGTTGGGGATGTAGGCGCTGATCCGCACGTCCCCCGAGTAGCCCGTGTTCTGTGAGCCGCTGGTATCGTTCACGTAGATGTCGTCGTAGTAGCCACCCTCGGCGGTGCTGATGGACTCAACCGTGGAATAGGTCGTCGAGCCTTTGGTATCTACCCCGGTAGCAGACGAGTCCACAACACCGTCTATCTTGACCTCTACCGACCCCGTGCTGTCGTCGATGACCCAATGGCACTCGATGTAGTACCAGGTGTCTACCGTCAGCACCTTCGAACCGTCGGTCAACTTGGCGCTATCGGCTCGATAGGCGTCGATATGCCCACCAGCATCAATCAGCAGCGAGCATTGGAGCGCGCCGCCGGGCGAATAGAATTGCGCGACCCATGCGTTAGCGTTCTCGGGGCGCAGACCGAACCCACAGTAGAACTCACTCGGCGCGCTGGGCAGCGAGAATCGTGCTACACCGCTGCTGCCGCCAGAGTTCAGGGAATAGCTCGACCACGACCCGCGCGTGACGGAGGACGAGAGAGTGATATTGTAGCGCTGAACGTTGAACACTTCAAGGCTTCCCATCTCCAAGCCCGTCTGGAACAACCTAGCCATCAGAGCCTCCGATACTGGATGTAGAAGATTGCCGGACCCGTGGCCGACCCGGTCGCGGTCAACTGGCACTGAAGGTAGTCGCCCCGGTTGACCGTGTTGCGGTCCGGTGCGCGCAACGCCCCGTAGTAGTTGCCTGCTGAGATGGTCGGCTTCGTCGCGCTGGGATACATCGAGGTGCCGTTACGTAGCAAATCGCCGGTAAGGGTGGAGGAAGGCGCGCCCTCAACCGAGACCATCACGTTCCGAACCTCTATCTTGCGCGGCGGGTAGAAACGGGTTCCAGTGTTCGTGTCCAGCGTGGCGCCGGTGTTGTAGGTGAGCCAGCGTGGCTTCTCGGCGTCGGTATCCTCGGTGATGACCTGCGATGACGAGATGTAGACGGCCCGTTCGCCGTCACGGGGCACCGGGTTGATGGGCGGGAATGGACGCACGAACCCTATGCGGCGGAAGGGACGGACACGGCGGGTATCGAAGGCGGCCATCAGGCAAGCACCTTGAAGGTCCCGACCACCCTTCCCTCCCCGAGCGCGTTCCGCTCGTCTCGGAGGTCTGCGATCGTCACTAGATACTCACTGGTCACTGCTGACTCCTTGTGCCCGTAGCCGTCCACCAACGTCACCGGGGCCGCGCGGCGGTAGATATCCCAAAGGTGTGATGCCTTGGTTCCTCCGTCGTACTGCTCGCCTGCGAAGTGGAAGGAGGCATCGGTGTCTTCGCACAGGAGCACCAGGTCGAAGTATTCCTCAGCATCGGCTGCAACGGCTTCCGCCACCACACCGCGTAGATAGGGCGTGTTCGTGCCGTCGGTGGATTCCAGCGTGACGCGAAGCTGCAAGGTCTGGAAGCTGAAGTCCTCGCCCTGTTCAGCGAGGCGCAGCATCCCTCGCCGCCGCTGCGTGAGGGATGCAAGGAACGTCCAGGTGCCCGACTGGTCAGCCTGGTACTCGACGGCCACCTGCGTTCCCGAGGCCATATCGTCGGTGATGATCTGGATTCCCGTCAGGGTCTTGGTCACGCCGGGCAGGGAGAAGTCGTAGACGGAGGTTTCCAGCGAGTTGCCGCCTGCCACCGACGCTTGGCGATAGTCAGACGTGGAGCCGGTCACCCATACCTCGTCGGTGTAGCAGGCGAACACCCGGCCCTGCGTAACGGCGAGTGCGCGGCCCTGAGCAGGTGATGTCGGGTCGAGCTGGTATTCCAAGAACAGGCCGCCCGAAGAGAGCGAGTAGCGCCACACGTAGACGCCCTGCAGGATGTAGAGGTCACCCTGATGGGCCACGATGAAGGCTGGATCGCGGGGGTCGGGGTCGTCACGGCGGAAGTAGCCGATGAACTCCGTCACGCCGTTGGGCGAGATGACCCATAGCGCCGAGCGGCCGGTCTGGTCTGACTCGGCGGTGAACTGCCCGGTGATCCAGGTGTAGCCACGGTCATACGCGATGGCCGACCCTTTCACGCCCGACCCGAGGTCGCCTATCTCGGTAGTGACCAGTCCTTCTTCCGAAGCGTTGGTCTGATACACCTTGCACGTCACATCGCCGTAGTTGACGAAGAAGCGTGCGCCCGTCGGGGAGGAACACATGCGCTGACGCAGCGTCGTGTCCGGCGACTTATTCCCCATCTCCTGATTGTCCACGGCCACGTTGGTCGTGTCGGTGTCCAGGACATAGCTAGACCCGTCGAGGGGGGTCGTGTAGATGTCAACGCCACCGGACGTTTCGTCCAGGATGAACAACCTGTTCTGGCACACCGCCAGGCCAACGATGTCATGCGTGCCACCCGAGAAGCTCGCGTAGACCGCATCACTCCCTGCCGCGTTGATGGTGCGCACCGTGTCGTCGGACAACGCCAGGTACTCCAACTGGTCTGAGTGAGCCATCGCGCGAACCGTCGCGTTCGTCGAGGCGGAAGCGTCAAGCTGGCCTATCGCCGACCACTCGTCGGTCGAGGCATCGTACTTCCAGACGTTCACATGATCGGTTGAGATGTGACCGGCCAGGCGCATGTCTCCCGCGTGGCCCACGTCTATGCAATCAAGCGTGTACGTCACGGTGCTCTGGTCCTTGGCTACGATCTTGTCCACCACGGTCTTGGGGTTGCCCGCTACGCGCTCCACGCGGAAGCGGTAGTTGGTCGCGGCGGCGGTGGCGAATACGATGGTTCCCACCACGGCGCTAGAGGTCGAGGAGAAACGCACCGTGCGCTCTGCCACCTGCACCGAAGCCGACTGATTGTAGACGATCAGCTTCGCCTTGCACTCGTTAGGTGCCTTGCCCCACTTGGCATTGTCGAAGACCAGGCGGTTGTTCTCGTTGTGAGTGGAGGACTCATAGCGGATGCCGTAGCGGTACTTGCGGGTCGCGCGAGGGGTGAAGTGCAGGGCCGCTGTCTCGTCCGAAGGTTCGGACTCATCCACGATGGAGGCCACGGTGGTATCCACTATCTCGCGCTTGGCCCATCCATCGGTCGTGTCCCACACGTAGAACCGCACCTGCGAGATGCCGCGTGCGGCGCGGTGGGCGCGGAACTCGACCCGGTATCGGGTCCCCGCGCTGAAGTCTGAGGCCGTGGTGAACTCTGCCGAGTGCGCTGCTGCATCAGCGGCATGAAGCAGCAGATCCGTACCTGAGTCCGTCACCTGACCGCTGAAGCCGTCGAAGTCGGCGCCGTTTATCGTGGTCGCTCCATCGGCGAAGGACTGGCGGTAGATGTGGTAGCGAACCTCGGCTGTGCCTGCCCCCGGGGTCCAGTTGATGTTGGTCGTGATGACACCGTTGGCTGCGTTGATGATGCGGTCTGTGCCGGTCGTAGACGAGGGGGGCGACCCCGAGACATCCTCCATGTCTACACTGCCCTCAAACGTCGTGGACGCTGCGCCTGCGATCGGCGGCGTGGTCGCTATCGACGAGCGATTCAGCTTCACTTCACCAGGCGTACGGAAGTCAAGGCCCTCCGAGCGGTAGAACAGGCGCGCGGATTCGGGGTCAGAGCCGTCGAGCACCGTCTGACCTTCGCCGTCGAAGTCCGTGATGAACCAGCGGAGCACGTCGTTCCGTAGGTTCTGCGAACCCGGCGAGCCAGTCGGGGTGAACTGTTCCGCGAAGATGGAGCGGGCGCCGTGGACGTAGCAGCGGCGGCCCGTGATGGACTCGTACCCCTCGTCCAAGAAGTAGTCCACGCCACCGATGGAGACGTGTGCGCCGCTCGCCAGCGCCATGTCAGTCCCTCAGCCACACCCGGTAGGGCGGGTTCAGCCTCTTTAGGTAGCTGCGCTCCTTGGCTATCAGCCGCTCGGCCTGGGTACGGTAGTAGGCGGCGGTTCCTACACCCGAGCCCACCCGCACGGTCCTGTCGCCTTGGTTGGAGGGTCCGGCGGTGCGCTTAGGCTCCGTCCATTCCAACAGGTACGCGCAGGCCAGCAGATGCGTGATGCGCTCCTGGGCGGCAGATAGGGTCGTCACGGTCAGCTTGTGCTTGCAGTTCACGTACATGGTCGTTCCCGCGACGGGCTGAGAATGGATCACGGCATACCGCCCGTTGGCGTAGAGGTCCGTGTCCACGTTATAGAGCGCCCGCGAGAAGTCCTTGATATCCGTGAAGTCGTCGTTGCTGTCCAGGCGGTAGTAGATACGGAGGAACTCCTCACAAGCGGAGGACGGGGCGTTGAATAGGTTGGTTGTGGCCGAGGCCGTCAACTCGTGTTCGACGATCTCATAGATACCCGCCTGGTAAAGCTCCGCGTCTATCACGGTGGAGATGGCCTGGGCACAGATGTCGTAGGTGAAGCGGGGTTCTTTGAGGATGTAGCTCGCGTCCGCATGGGTGGCAGCCGTGGAGCCGTGGGCTCCCCGCTCTGCGGTGACGGTGTTGGTGGCAGTGTCCACGGCCTCCACGATCCGTAGCTCCGCGCTTGCGCTCCCGTCGTCGTGTTCCCACGTCTGACCGGCGGTGAAGTGACGGATATCTGCGGCTGCCACGGTGAACGTCTTGGTGGAGGTATCGGTGATTGCGGCCGCGAGGTCTACGCGGAGCGGGCGGTCCTGCAGGAGCCTACGAACCGCCGTAACGGTGCTTGCCATCGTTACCATGACTCACTCACCCACGTGGTCCTGCTGGCCATCTAAACCTTCCAGTGGGCTGCGATGCGGAAGGCGTAGTCCTCGTCATCACTGGTGCCATCCGTCGTGTAGGTGTAGGTCAGCACCGGAGGCAAGTCGCACCTCACGCCGTAGTAGCAGGATGCCGCCGCCGACCCCGTATCGTCGTCGGTCACGTCGGGGCCAACCTCCACAACTATGACGTAGGGTCCGTTACCCGTTATCTGCGTGATGCCGTTCCAGGCCGCGTTGCCGAGAGCGGATAGATCCGTGTTATCCGTGAATGCTGCGCCGTCGGTCCCCCAGTCGGGCATCCCGAGCGTGAAGTCGAACAGTGGTGACGTACCGCCCGATGAGTCGTAGAAGATGTAGAACACGACCTTGCTCGCCCAGGGCGGAACCGCCACACCCTTCGTCACGGCGGTGGAATCTGCCGTCTGGTTCGTGATGGTGACGTCCTCTAGGTACTGAATCCCTCCCGACTTGACGGGAGCAGTGTTCATGGTGATAGCAGCCATGTCTCCCCCTTTCCCCCGGTCTGTTCCACCCGGGTCTGGCTAGCCGTCCGCCTATCAGGTCGCCAGCGTGACCGCCGTGACGGCAGTGGCCGCAGATGCGGCCGACGGGTTGCTCACGACGAACATGCCCGTCCCATCGCAGATGACCTTGAAGTGCTGGCCGATCGTTGCGGCCGTGGTCACCGAATCCGCCGTCGCGTCGCCATGCACGATGAGCGTGTCTGCGGGCGCCGAAGCGATGGCGATGGCCTGGGCGGCGACGGTGGCGAACTCGCACCACCAACCGTTGAGCTGCGGCGAGGACTTGGGCAGGGTGAACGTCACCGAACCCGATGCCCCTCTATTCGTGAACAGCTTCCCGCAGTCCGACGCGACCACCGTGTAGCTAGCCGTCTTGGCTTCCACCGGCTGGCCCCAGCCTCCTGCGATACTCTTGATCGGCATGTTTCCATCCTCCTCCTATGCCGAGTAGCGGCCCCGGTGATCCAGGGTCACCTTCTTCTGGTCCTGTTCCTTCTGTTCGTTCGCCGCTCTAGTGATGTAGTAGGCAGCGAGTGCTTCCACCTGCTCTGCCAGGTCCGGCAGCCCGAGGCGGTAACCCGAGAGCCTGAAACCCAGAGTCCGCAGTTCGGCCTCGACAGAGGTCGGCCAGCGGATGTAACCGTACTGCCTGTAGAACGCTAGGCCGTCCTGGAGGAGCTGGCGGCAGAGCTGCTGGTACCGCTCCCGGTGAGGGATATGCACGTCGGGGGGCAGGGTGTCGATGATGTCGCGGGTGACATCGACCTGCGCCGAGCCTGGCAGGTTCCATCGGTCGGCCGTCTCTCCCTTGGCTCGCGAGTGACGGCGGGAAGCGTCCTGCCACCCGATGAGCCGCACCACACGGTCGCCATCCTCGTCTTGGACCACCGGTATCTTACCCACGACGGGACCGGCAGCGAGTTCCTGCAGCGTCTCGGCAGCTACGCGTGCCATCAGATGTGCGCTCCTGCCAGCATCTGCCCCCTCTTGGCTTGCGATTCGGGATCGACCTCGTTGTTGTATTCCAGCACCTTCCCCTCCTGGTCGTACCAGACGAGTTGGGCCTCGCGCTCAGAATGGAAGACGCCCGTGCGGTACTCGACCAAACCCTCGGTCTCGTAGCAGCCCCGAAACTGGCATACGGGCTTGCCGCCACCAGGCCAGGTTTCCGTTATCAACTCCTCAGGCAGGATGCTGCCTCTGCGCCGGTTCCGGTGGTAGCCCCGTCCCTGATTCAGACGCGGGCTGAGGGCGACCTCCTTCCAGTTGGGCATGGGCACCCACTCCACGAGCTTCTCCGTACCCGTGATGACCTTGCGTCCGGTCGGGTGGCCTTCTGTATCTTTCTCCTCCTCGTAGAGCGGTCTCACCGTCTCGACCGGACGCACGGTCACGTACTTGTCATGGGGACACGTCTGCCACCAGTTCCACGGCACGTTCTTGCCAGACTGGCAGATGGAGCAACGGGCCGCGATCATCTTGATGGTCCGTTGCCCCACGCTGCCTGTCCGTGCGAAGGAACGGGGTATAGGTAACGTCGCTGGTTCGGTCACAGCATCCGCCGGTTCGGTCACAGCGGTCGTCATCGGTGGCTCCTCCTATCCGTGTTGACCCGGTGCGGGCAAGGTCGTCTCGACCGTCTTCGTCTGTGTCTTACCCCCATCCGAGGTGGTCCAGATACCAGGCGCAGCCTGGCTCGTCGGGGTGGGATTGGCTCCCCAGTCCTGCGTTCCTTGTTCGGGCATGTAGCCTCCTTAGATGAGCACCGTCTGACCAGCGCGGTCACGCCGCTCCACCATGCCGTAGCGGGTCGTCACAACTATCTCGGTCCCTGGCATCGAGGCGTCGCGCTGAAGCTCGGTGCGGTAGGGCCTGATCTCGTACAGGGCGAGGGCTATCTGGTCCAGGAACACCGCGCCACCCGTGGAGGTGACGAGCGAGGTCTGGTAGATGTCGGCGCCACCCAGGTGGGTGACGTAGCCAGCCCGCCCGACCTCCTGGAGGTCGTTGGGGGACTTGGATGCCCACTGGGCCGCGCCCGACGTACCCACGTCCTGGGCGAGTTCCAGGACCTGGGCGGGATCGTAGATGGCTACGGTGTTGAACCCAACAGGCTGATCCCGCTGCGCGAGGGCGCTGACTGCGCTCAGGTGCGTCGAGTAGGTCAGCGGGACCCCAGAGGTGTTCGATGTGTTCGAGAAGTCGTCCAGCAGCGCGGTCGCGTCGGTCTCGAACCGCTCGGCGACGCCACGGGCCAAGACGCCCCCGAAGTGCGGGTAGGCGTCGATGATGGAGTTCTCAACTAGCTCATCGGTGATGGTCGCCATCATGCCGGTGGAGATCGCCGTCGCGGTGACCTTGGAGGTCGCCAGCTGGGTGTTCGACAGGCCCGTGCCCTCGGTGTAGGACGCGGATGCCGCGCCGGGGTCGTCCTGGAGCGGGAAGTCCACGGCCGAAGTTGAGCGCGGGCCGACGGTGTAGAAGAACGGACGACAGACGTTGAGCGGTCGCTCCTCGTCCAGGATCATGTCATCGACCCAGGCCGCGAAGAAGACATCGTTCGCGGAGGTCGTGGTGGTCTCGTTAGCCAAAGTCGGGCTCCCTTCTGAATCGTCTCAGCTAAGTTCTGCCCGATACTTCGCTATCGCCTCCCGTATCGCTCCTGTAGGGTCTGTCCGGTACTGCTCGAACAGTTCCTTGGCCGACTTGTCAGCGACAGATGATGTACCGGGACCCGGTCCTGTCGCTGCGGCTGCGAGCCTCTGTTCCTGCGGTGTCGGACCCTCCTGGGATCCCTCTGCCGTGTCCTCGCTAGCCGAAGGACCGCTGGTTCGGAACTTGGCCTGGATCTTCTCCGCGAGTTCCCACCGCTTCTCCCAGGAAGCGACCTCCTCGGGCACCAGTTCCAGGACCTCCGAGCCGAACCGCTCGGCCATGACCTCGTTCATCCGGGAACGAAGCTTCTGATTCTCTTTGCGTGCCTCCCTAGCCTCCTTCTCCCAGTTCACGGTGGATTTGGCAGGCTCGGGCGCCGCTTGCTCTTGCTCTTGTTCTTGCTCGACATCCAGGTCGAACTCGTCCACCTAAGACCTCCGGGGTCGCAGGGGCGTACTCAGGCCATATGGTCGGCCCGATGTCAAGGGGAAGATTTCAGGGGCGCAGCATGAGGCCGAGCCTGATCTCGCGGTCACGGGCACGGATGCGCCGCACGTAGTGGGGTTCCGTCTGCGTGACGGCCGCGGTGCTCTCGCGAGGACGCAGAAAGAACATCATACGTCGAAGAACCCCCCCATGCCGAAGTGGTCACCGGGAACGTAGGTCACGGCCGCAGGCCGCACGGCGATGACCACCGCCGAGTTGCGGGCGTTGGACACATCGACGCTGAACGTGCCGACATCCTCAGACGCGGCGGCCACCTGGCCGAACGCCACGGCTCCCTCGACGCCGCCTACCACGTCGGCCGAGATGCCTGTCTCCGCGTAGTCGCTATAGCTCGTCGGAGCCGACGCTACCCCGGTGTAGCTCCCGGCCGTGCCGGTCTCGCCTGAACCTGCGACGGCTATCCACAGGGTGTCCTCCACGTCCCACCCAGCAGGATTGAAGGCTGCCGGGTTGGCGGCGGCCGTAGTACCGTCGGCCCTGCTCCCGGCCTCGGGGACCGTAGATGCATGAGCACCCGAGATGGACAGCAGGATCATCGCCGCGTGACCGGTGATGGTCGCGGCCTGGGTCACCGTGAACGTCCCCGTCTCGCTACCCGTGGACCATTTGTACGCAGCCCCTATCGCCATCGTGGTGGACGAGCCCGAGTCATGGAACTCCGTGAAGCCCCCACCCCACGCGGAGAAGGCGGGCGTCACCGAGGATTGGTAGGCCGCGATGATGGCGATGAGCAGATCGCCGCTGCTCTTGGTGAGCGACGACAGGTTCGGGAAGGTCCTCGTGCCCGAGGTATCGGCCTGCACAGTGGTCAGCACCCTACCGGCCGCTACCGTGGGGATGGAGGGGAACGCCATCGCTAAGCCTCAGAACTCGTAGCCGTAGACGGTGATATAGACCGTGAGAGCGGCCGAGGTCGTGTAGCGGAGCACGTAGTCGGCGGTCGTGGAGAACATCGGGTTGGTCATGTCCATCACCACACCCGGCGTCGCGTTGGCGGTCGGTGTCAGCGTGCCCCGGAACACCACCTGGTCCGTACCCTGCGTGAACGTCGTATCGCCCGATGCGCCGAACCAGATGGTCAACAGACCTGCCGTGGTTCCGGCTGTCCCGATCACAACCTTGCACACCGCTATGCGCTTCCCGGCGGCCGGTGTCCAGATGGCGGTGCCGGTCTGTGCGGTCGAGGCTTCGACCTGTTTCCATATCTGTTGCGCCGGATCTATGAAGGTGACCATCTGGCGTCCAAACAGGTCGGCGATAGCGTTCACCCTATCGGCCGATCCCACGGCGGTGGGCAGGGCGCTCACGGCACGGAAACCCACCTTGAGCGGGTTGCCCGAGTCCGCCGCATCATGGGCCACATCGTAGGGAAGGCGTGTCACGTCCACGTCGAGGCCGTTGGTGGTATCCCCCCGCACCCGATCCCAGGTGGTCCCGTTGTAGAGCAGATTCGCGCTACCGACTGTGGGCGTCGTCGGGTTGGCGGCGCCATCGGCCAGCGCAGCGGCGGCCGGGAGTTCGGAGTCTACGGTCACGGTCCCTGTGACCGTCACATCGTTGTTGGTCCCCAGGTTGACGAGTGCGCCGTCGGCCGCCGTGCCGGGGGCGCGATCCCAGGTGGCCCCATCCCACACCAACCCGAAGGCACCCACGGCAGGCGCGGTCGGGTTGGCCGCGTTGTCGGTCAGAGCGGCGGCCGCGGGCAGCTCTGAGTCCACCGTGACGGTCCCGGATATCCCCACGGTACCATCGACGGTGAGGCTGCCCCCGCCATCATCGACGGAGATGGTGGAGCCGTTGTCGTCCACCGACAGCGTAGTGCCGTTGTCAGTCACGGGGATGGCATCGACGTGCTTCACGTACAGCTCACCCTTGGCGGTGGAGTTCACGGCTATAACATCGCCATCGGCCGAGACCTCGCTCGCGAGCGAATCGCGGCGGCGGGAGATGAGCTGGGTGCCTGTGGGATCGCTCGCTGCGGTGGCATCCTCGGTGTATTGGGTCCCGCCGCCCGCAGACACGTAGTCCCCGGCGGTATCCGTCAGCCGAACCGCCAGTGGATTCGAGTTCGTGTAGTCCAGGACCGTCGCCTTTATCGAACTGGTCACGCCATCCAGGATGGCACCGTCCCCGGCGCCGCCGCTCTTGATGTTCACGTCGAGGGCGTTAGCCGTGGCGCCGATGAGCTGCCCGCCGCCGGACGCTTGGCCCACGAGGCCCACGACCGCACGGGTATCCGTGCCAGCGCCGGTGTCCAGGTCTGCGGTAGTTAGCTCCGAGTCTACCGTGACCGTGCCCGAGACCCCCACGGTCCCGTCCACGGTAAGCGACCCTGCGCCGTCGTCCACGGAGATGGTCGAGCCACCGTCTTGCACCGTCACGGTCGGCATCGTCAGGACATCGACCTGAAGTTCCCCGTTCGTGTCGGTCTTGATGGTCTGGACGTTCGTGCCGTCCTGTCCGGCGACCAGGACCGGGTTCCCCGATACCGCTGCGCCATCGGCTGCCTTGCCGACCACGGTATGATCGCCCGATGCGGTGGCGGTCACCGTGCCATCGACGGTGATAGAACCGCCCCCGTCGTCGATGGAAATCGTGGAATCGTTGTCGTCGATGGAGATGGGCGAGCCACCGTCTGCGACCGTGACCGTGCCCGACACAGCCACGGTTCCATCCACCGTGATGGAGTTGCCTCCGTCCTGGATCGGCAGGGCCGCAGCCCCGCTGCTCACCTTGGTCTGTGTGTTGTCCGGCCCCCACTCCAACTTCACGTACTGATGATGCGCGGCACCGTCATCGTCGGTCGCTACCGTGTAATCGCTGAGACTGCCGTTATCGACGGTCTGGTTATCAGCCATAGCTCGCCGTCCTTTCCTGCGGCTGGAGAGTCAGCCCGCCAGCCGGTCCCCGACGTCCCTGCTGTCCCGCCACGTACGTGCCTCGCGCCCGCTTGCTCGCCAGCGCCTGGGCCAAGCGCGGAGCGATGTTGGACGTGTCCGCTGTGGGATCGGCCAAGAACCTCAGGAGCTGCGCCTTACTGACGCCTTGGGCCTCCAGCTCGGGGGCGATATCGGACAGCCGGGCCTTGGCTTCCGCTACCACGGCCCCGATGTCGGTGAGCGCACCCGGCTCTCCTATCCGGCGAGCCAGCCGAGCAGCCCCGCTCTTGCCGAATCCCAGGTCCGCGTTCTGGATGTAGGCGGCCTCGTAGACATCGTAGAACTTCTTGTCTGCTACTCCTGCCGCGAGGCGGTAGACGCCTTCTTCGTTCAGCGTCTCGATGCCGAACGCCCTGGCCTGCGCGTTGAACGCCTGCTCCAGTCCAGGCGTGCGCTGTACCTTCTGGATGGCGCGGAGCCTCGCCCCGAACTCGTCTGCGGAGGTCTGGGTGCGGATGATGAGCTGGAACTGTTTCTTAGTGAACCCCACGCCGTAACGCTGTGCGATCTGGCGATACTCGTGCAGGGCCGTCCGGTAGTTCGTGATAGCCGTGGCTATGTTCTGGATGGACGGCGGCGCGTTCTCCTGACCGGTCAGGAACTCTGCCACCGTCCCTCCCTCCATCAGCCCTGGGAACTTCATGCGGAACGCCTCGGTGCCGATCAGGGCGCGGATGAACTCGGTGGCGGACCAGTCGTTGCGCACGGCCTGGTCTATCAAGCCCAGGACGGCCGGGGGCACATTATCGAATACCTGTTCCGCTATGTCCTTCAGTCCCGCCTTGTTCGCCATCACCATGCTCCTATCTGCGAGATGAGGTCACGCAGCGAGAGCGCTGTCTCCTTGTAGAGAGGGGTCTTCGCGAACGCGGGCTTTTGCTTCTCACGCTCAGTGAACTCGAAAGCGTTCAATCCCTCGTTCACGGCAGCTATCAGGTACTCCTCGGTGGCGGGCTCCCCCCATAGGTTCATGTATATCTGTGCGAAGGTCGAAGCCTTCTCGCGCTTGACGGCATCCTGTTTGAAGATGTCCGACACGTAGGTGTCTACGGGGGGTGCAGACGAACCGTCACCGCCACCGCCACCGAACAGCTTATAGGCATCCTTGTAGTTGAGATCGATGGTTACGACCTCTGAGTCCTGCTCCTGGTCTTCAGCCATCCTTACTCACGCTCCCCAGTTTGAAATAGCTGTCGGGCATCAACGTCTGTATCAACGAGCCCCCGGTGAGGTCTTGTAGTGTCTCCCACTGGTGGCGGAACCGCTTATGATCGGGATCACGCAGAAATAGCAAGTTGATCTGGTCCATCAACTGCTTTCGCAGGTCACCATAGACCAGCGCCTTCTTAGGATCAAAGTCATTGGTTCCCGTCAACTCGAACTTGTCTGCGAAAGCCTGGATCTCGCCGAGCGCCTGGAAGATCGCCGACCACGCATCACCCGTCTTCCCTTCCTGCTCCGTAAGGCCCGTCGCCTTTAGTCCCCATCCCCACCTGTTCGATGCGTTGACCCACGCCGCGAAGTTCTTGTTCTGCGCAGCCCAGACCTTCACCTGGGCATCTAGCTGCTCATAGAGAGCACTCTCGGAGATGAGGGGATCCTTGTGTTCAGCCTTGGCGATCTCGTTCCGCGCGGCCGCCACGGCCTCGATGTATGCAGCCGCCGTCTTGCCCACGTTCAATCCCATCAGGTGAAGCTCGAAAGCAGACATGAACTCTGGCGGCTTCGTTGCCAGGTCTAGCATGTAGCGGCGATACTGCGGCGAGCCGGGCGGATACTCGGTCTCAAACCATCGGGTAACCGTCTTGCGGTTCGCGAACCACTCGCCATTCAACCAGCTCTGCGTCTCCTGCAGCTTGCCGAAGAACTGGAACTCGAAATCGTAGTTGCCTTGCGCCCTGCGGAGTTGGCGCCAGCGGGTATCGAAGCGCAAGATGGCCTCGCCACCCTTACCTTGGTACGCCTCGATGCGCCGACCCTGGAAGTCCATCAGGTCCCCGCCGAAGTAGGACGCGACCAGAGGCCAGGCTTCGGGCCAACGCTCCGCGCCCTCCTCCATCAGCCTGTCGTAGCGGCGCTTCAGGTCTTCGGCGTTCGGGTTCGTGATGTCGGTGTACCCGTTGGCCTCCATCTCTGCAGCAATCTTGTCCCGCTCGGTAAGGTAGAACTTCACGGCCTGCACGCCGGGGAGCGAACGGTAGCGAGGATCGGCCACCAGCATCCGGGCCTGATCCACTATCAGGGTGGGCGGTGTCGTATCGGGCGTGTCGTGTGCCCAATCGAACGTGCCCGGATGGTCGGGAAGTTCGCGCAGGTACTGACTGGCCCAGGTAGGATAGAGCATCGCCATGTGGGTCAGTTCCTCTTGCCGAGCCGTCACGTACTTCGCGTACTTGTAAGATTCGTAGTCTCCGCCCTGACGTTGCCATGCTTCGTAGAGGGGGTTCAAGACCGAATCCCTGAACTCTATCCAGTGAGGCCATGCTTTAGCGGCCTCGCCTTCCGACCAGAACTCGGCGGGATCCTTGGGCTTGATAACACCACGCTCAACCTCACGGGCATAGAAGGGAGCGGAGAACTCGTTCACGAGTTCGGGATCCAGCCCTTCGAGCAGGAGGCCGAACCAGGCGGGGTATTGCGCCAAGAACTCCTGGACTCCCGGCTGCTGGCGCAGCTTGGCAACGAACTCAGAGGGTGGGATGCGTGGAACCTCGCGCCCCTCGAAGCTCTCCAGCGATTCGGTGGTGCCGATGGTCAGGAGCGTATAGGCATAATCATACTTCTCGTTGAATGCCTGGGTGCCCTCTTGGAACCCCATCTCGTCGCGCATCTGCCTCAGCTCATCTAGGAGAGGCTGATAGCCCCATCGGATGGAGGGCGAGGCAGGACCGATGATCCCAGCCAGAGCACGGCTTATCAAGAGCTGCTCGGCCTCGTGGCGAGCGATGCGGTCGATCTCGGCGTAGGGGAGAGGAAGACCATCTTCGTCATAGACCAGACCCTTATATTGGAGGTCGCGCATCATGCCAAGGGTAAGGCGCTCCAACTCCTCCTCGCCGAACTGCTCGGGTGAGATAACCCGTGCCGCAGCTTCGATGGGGAAGGGGACGATGGGGGTCTCAGGGCCGAACTGGAACAGGAAGGAGATGGCGGCGTCGTTGGTGGAATCCGCGAACACTTCCTGAAGGCCCCTCATCACTAGAGGGTCGGCGCCGGGGACGGGGATAGTGACTCCTTCTACATCTATCTGGCTCGACGCCAGTATGGATAGCGACGACAGACGCATCCGCAGGATGGAGTCCTTGGGCAGGAATCCGGCGAGGTGCGCCGCATACTGGAGCGGGTGCCACGGGATATAGAACTCCCCATTCTCGTCCTGGCGGATGATGCCCGCATCCCGTGCCGCCAAGAACAGTTGACGGACGTGAGGGATGGTCGCGGGTTCACGCACGAGGGCAAGGTGGCCCCAGGCGGTGTAGCCCTCGAAGAAGGGCTGAGGGAACGGGAAGACTATGCCCATCTGTTCCAAGACGCGCTGCTGACGGGTCGCGTCGAACATCACGCGGCGCACCTGGTCCAGAGCGAACCGGGTGGCGGCCACATCTATTGCACGCTTGGTCTGTTCGGTGACCGTGAGGCCGCTACGCCCTACGGCATCGTAGTAGGACACCATGGCTGCCCGCTTCCATTGCCGGAAGAACGGCTGGCGGTTCAACACATCCTCGGGCTTCTGAACGAACCAGCGGAACAGGCCGTTCGCGGCCTTGGTCGCTATCCCTTCAGACGTGGCCGCTTGCAAGACGGGGCCGATGACGATGGGACGCTGGGCCGAAGGAACCAATCGCTCCAAGTGCTTGCCCAGGCGTGTAGGGTCTATCCGCGCCAAGACCAGGCGGGCCACTTCTTTCGAACCTAGTGTGTAGTAGTGGACGCTTCCCGCCAGGGTCGCGGCCCACTCATCCATTTCATCCAGGCGATAGCCGATACGTGTGAACGTCTGCCGTCCCTCACGCTTGGCCCATGCGATGAGCGCGTCTTTCGTTTCCTCATACGTCTTGCCCGCACTCACCGCCTCCAGCGCGATCGTACCCGGTGCTGAAGCTAGCTCACGATTCAGGGTATCCACCCATGCGACGGTGTGGCCCGGGTTGGAGGGAAGTACCTTGTCCTCACCCCCCGACGGGCGGAAGGCTCGCCGGACCTTGCGAGACTCCCGCATCGTTTCGTCCAGCACCTCCATCTGGCGGAGCTTGGACGTTGCGAGCGGTTCATAGCCGAAGCGCTCCGACCCTGCTCTGCCGATACGCGCCACCTCGCTGCCATCTGGTGCACGTATCACCGTGTCGTATATGCCGGTACGGTCGAGCAGGCGACCGAACGGTCCCCACCTATGTGCGAGGACGCGCTGGGTCAGCCCCCATTGCGACAGGAATCTGCTGTTCTCGTCCAGCAGGATGACCTTCGGCACATAAGCAGGACGAGCAACCGCACCCACCTTCCAGGTCCGGCGGTACGCGCGGTGTATGTCCTTGGCGCCGAGTACGGTCTTCTGGATGGTTGCGTCCAGCCGCGAACGTGTGACGCCATCCAGTTCGGGAAGCTGACGGGTAAGCTGCCGAGCCATCCGCTTGCTGAGGCCGATGTAGCCCTTCAGGCGGGCTGCGATATCGCGCGGGTCTGGCACCATCATCGTGTTCTGGAGTTGGCCGGTATGGCTAGGGCGGCGGGTGATCCGCACCTCCGTCCTGCCGAGCGCAGCTCTCAGCTCGTCTGAGGTTTCGATGTTCACGCCCATCCGAGCAGCGATATCCTCAGGGTGAAGAGGCCACGGATCCGAGAAGCGAAGCGCCCGCTTCACGGCGGCGATCAACTCCCGCGTGGTGGTGGCCTCTCCGATGACCTCTTTGTACAATGCCGGGGGCAGCGCATCTTCGAGTTCTCCGGCGATGGTCGCGGTGATACCCCGGCTCGCCCAGGGCACCGTCTCCGGGTCACGTAGAGCCGCCAGGAGGATGCCTCCCTCGGGGTCCAGACGAACGATATCGGCGACCAGTTGGTCGATGTCCTCGCCAGCCTCGATGATCTTGTACAGGTCGTTTCCGCCGACGGCATAGGCGATGCGGCGGTAATAATCGAAGCCTAGGGTGTCGTGAAGTTCGCCCCACCTCTCGGCGGCCGACAAGGTGGGATGGCCCACTATACGACGGATGCGGTCTTCAAGTGCCGCTAGCGACTCAAGGTGGTCTTCCAGCAGCTTCTTGGCCTCCCACCGGATCGCCCATGTCATCTGGTCGGGCCGCTGAGCGCCCCGGACCCAAGCACGCAGTTGCTTCTCCAATTCGTCCTGCTCGGCCTTGGAAAGCGCCTTCCATGCCATGGAGTCCTGGCGCATCTTCTTCACGTGCCGATACACTTGGCCACGCTGCTTCACTGTCAGGTCGTCGAGCGCCTTGGGGATGGTCTCGTCCAACTCGGGTGGGATAACATCGAACGCTTGACGCGGCCGGTTCATCTCCCTATACGGCTTCATCACAGCTTCGTACATGTCGGCCTTCACGGCTTCATCTAGGCGTTCGTAGTCCGGAAGTAGACGGCGCAGGGTGTGATCGTAGATGCTGTCGTTCATCGTCTCGACAACCGCTCGCATACGATCTTCACGGGCCACGCCCGCGCTGGCCGCAGCAGCCATGTCGCTCTGAAGCTCTGCCACCTTCTCAGGTGGGAGCCCAGCGAGATTCGAGTTCAGCCGAACGTACTCCACGGGATCGGCCTCGAAGTTGATGACCCTTCCCGGGTTCAGCGTCAGCTCTGAGCGCAAGCCTCCTGCTCGCTCCGTCCTGGATGCGACGAACCGCCGGAGTCCTAGTCCTGGTACCGGCCGAGCCGGGGTCGGCACCTCCAGGCGCGGCAGGTGAGCCTCACGGTCGGCTTGCAGCAGTTCCCTCAGCGCATCGCCAAGCGCTCCACCGAAGTCGCCAGACTCTTGAAGGATCGTCTCAAGTGGCGCACCTTGTAGCGACAGTTCGTCTAGGCGGAGCAGTGCTCTCTCGGCCTCCTCCCCCGCCTGGATGCGCCTGGCGATGACCACGTTGGCGATACTGCCCTCGGGCGCCCAGCCCCCGACGATGTGGGCCTTGATACCGGTACGGAACTCCTCCAAGGCGCGGGGACCCAGATCGGGATAGGTTTCGAGGATGGCGCGCCGAAGCTCCGACATGTAGATCGGGTCGAGGCCGCCCGCCTCATAGACCGTGCGAAGCCCGATGATCTTGGCCTTATAGGCGGCGTCGTCCCGGATCACCTTGAACAGATCAGTGATGAACTTGTCCTTCGTGAAAGCCTCCGCACGTTGCGTCCAGGAAGTCACCCGCCAGTCGTTGTAGCGGTTGGCCAGGCTCGTGAGGGTCTTTGAATGGGCGGCTGCTCTCGCCAGCATGTTCGAGGTGGCCGACGCCTTATCTGTAAGTCCGGGGTAGGCTCGGCCCAGGTTCAGGAGCCGCTTGCCCTTACCCAAGATGACCAGCGGGTCGGTAAACCAGGCCAGGAACAGGTCTGTGCCGAGCGACGCCCACGTCCCTGTGATGCCTGCCGCATACGCGAACGATGGTGTGCCGAACTTGCGATGCGACTCCTCTAGGCCCGCATCGATCTTCAGCCACATCCGATGGCCTTCCTCCCATTGCGAGGCCACAGAGTCTCCCCCGCCGGGGAGGACCCCCTGGACCGGCGCGATGACGGCCTGATGGATAACGAGGACCGCCGTGTTCACCAGCTTGAACCCAAATTTCGCCGATTCGTCGAACACCCGGTCGATGGCAGAGAGTGCCTTGCCCGGAAGTGACCGCTGAAACGCTTGCTCCTCTAGCTTGATGCGGCTCTGGAAGTCCCGTATCTCCGCTGCAAGATCGGGTGCCGCGACGGCCCACACCTCGGGCGGCATATCCAACTTCAGGTTGTCTGCCGCGCGCGCGTACTGTTCGGAAGTAGGGGTCACCTGGAACGATGTGCGCGCATATCCCGGCAAGCTACTGTCTGTCTCGGGTTCGCTCTGAGCCTTATCGAGATACTCACGGAGCTTGGCGGCGGTAGCCATGGCTTCCGGACCGACCAACGCTTCCTGTACGTCCTTGATGCTGGTGAGCACGCGCCCATCCTCGGTCGCCGCCAAGGTAAGCGCCACGATGGTCTGGAGCTGACGCGCGCCCTGTGGACCGAAGTTGGCATACCGCACGAAGCGCGCGACCGCATCAATGTTTCGTGCGAAATCCGCAGGCTTCACACCCCTTCGGGCCAACGAGGTCGCCATGGCTATGCCGATGTCGGCCGGTATCTCCTCTCCCCACGCCCGAGCGATGGCCAGGGCTAGGGCTCCGATGCGCTTGACCGGGACGGGGACTTCGATGCTCGTGTCTCCATGGCGCGCCTGTACCAGCACCGACGGCTGATCGGCAGCATCGCTGAGCATCGTTGCTATCGCCACGGGCGCGAACGAGTCAGAGAACCGTTGTGCTTCCCGCAATGAGAGGTGTTCGCCGGAGATCGGGTCTCGGTACTCCTTGGGATCCGTCCCGCCGAAAATCCAGCGAGGGGGGGTGGCGAGTGCAGAGTTAGCGAGCGCTGTGGCCTTGATGAGATCCCTGTCGCCCAGGCCCAACTGGCTCAGCATCGTGACTATCTCTGTGGGCAGGGTCGCTGCCGAAGCTCGCTCGACCAACTCTATCTGGTGATGCGGCGGAGAGACGACCTGTTCCTTGGTCTTCGACCGCTCATCGGGCAACTGCGGCTCGCCCGTTGCGGTTAGTGTAATGGGCATGGTCTACTCCCCCGAACGCAGGCGCGCAAGGAAGCGACGCATATCCCTCGACGGGTGGCGCGGTACGTGAGCTTCGATGGTCTGTGCCAACCGCTCGCGGAAAGACCGGTCATCCTCCAGGGCGTAGCGGCTCACATCGGGACCGGGGCCGAAGGGCAGACCGGCCGTGATGGGTTCATCGGGCCGGTCGGTCGGCGAATACAGGAACCTCTCGGCAGGAGACGAGGGCTGGTAGTCCGACTCGTCCTCATCGGGAACGGCCGCAAGCAGCTCTGCGAGCGCCTGAGCCTGTCCGTAGGGCAACTCGTTGGCGCCCCTCTTGAACACGGGCTGAGGGGTGCGGCCTGCCCTAGGCATCCTTCTTCTTGCCCCTCTTGCTCTGCGATGCGTGGATGGCACGCCCCTGCCGCTCAGCCTGAGCCTTGGTCGGGTAGATCTTCCCCGACGACCCGTAGCGCCACCCGCCCCGAACCTTGCGCACGGGCATCAGGCAACCCCCAATAGCTCGTCGAGCGGCGGTAAGGCCTCACCGGCCCCAGCCAGCCCCGGTGAAGCCGGACTCGCGGGCGTGGGTGTCGGGCCGGTGGCCTGTTCGGGAGGTGCCAGCGGTGCAGCGGGAAGTACGGCGGCGATGGCCTGCGAGAGGGGAACGTCATCTTCATCGAGCAGCCGCTCTATCTCTGCTATCGCAGCGGGCGGGATCAGCCCCTCCGCTGCCTTCTGGTACAGGCCCGCAAGCGATGCGTCGCGCAGGCTCTGCTTGACCTTGCGCTTCTCCACCCGCTGGGGATCCTCCACGAAGGGAGAGAGTTCCATCGCGGTGCGCTCATCGATGATGCCCGCCCCGAGCTGTTGCAGGACCATGACGTTCGTATTGATCTCGTCCAGACCCGCACCCATGCCGTAGCGAACCTCGATGTTCAGACCCTTCACGTCCTTCGACGGGGTGTAGGACTCGGTGTAGTTCGAGGCCCCCGGCCCTATCGCCTTGGTGGCATCGGCCCAGCGGATATCCAGCTTGGCGGCCACCTGCAAGGCCGCCTCGTGCATCGGGGCCAAGAGGTCGCGCTGGATAGAACGGACGTCCTCTATCCATTGAGACTGCGTGGCCGTGACACCTGATGCCGAGATGATGCTCTCGTTCGGGTCGCCCGAGCGCGAGGGCGGGAGCAGCACCCCTGCGCGGGCCTCGGCCAGAAGGTCGCGCATGATCTGCAGGTTCGAGAACGGCTGGTTCGGCTGCTGCACGTACTCGAACGACCCTTGCGGCGATTGCTTCTCCAGCAAGGCGTCGGGGCCTTCCTCCTCGGGGTTCTCGATATCGAAATACATCTTGCGCGGGTATACCTTCTGCGTGGCGTCATCCAGCATCAGGGTCCTCATACGGTTGGCGAAGTTCAGCACGCCGAAGCTGCCGTAGAACTCGCCACGGTAGCCGCCGCCCATGGTGGGCCTGGCGCCGATGACGAACGGGCACACCCCGAGTTCGTGGCGCTCGGCCATCAGGGTCTCGCGCTTGCTGCGCCCCGCCTGCTCCGCGACCGCGACGACGATGTACCACTCGTCGTCGGCGAACTCGATGACCCTTGCGCGCTTGTGTCGGCCCGCAGGGTCGGACCAACCGGCGAGCGTGACCCCGTAGCGTTTGCGCAGGGTCTCTATCTTCTCCTCATAGGAGACCAGCATCGAGTCGCACAGCGGGCCGCGCGTGAACACCGGATCCGGCAGGCAGCGGGAGGGCTCGATGCGCTCGAAGGTGGGATACCGCTCGGCCTTGGGCTTGGTGAAGTCCGTCCACACCCGCGAGACCGTCAGACCCGCGCCCATCGCATCCAGCGCCCACTCCTGGGTCTTGGCTCCCCACACCCGGTCGCGGCTGAACCAGTCGGCGGCTATGCGCTCGCGCTTGTCCGCCATGGCCCGCGCTCGGTCACCGGGCTTGTCGGGGCGACAGATGAGTGAGGGCCGCATCGCGGCGACACCCTTAGCGCGGTCATCCGCAGCTATCTGGACGAAGTTGGCGATCTTAGGCAGCGCGACATCGCGGCGACGGTCGGGCCAGACCATCTCCCAGTTGCCCTGGTAGATAAGGTAGGTCAGGCGGACCTGCTCGTGCCAATCGGCGTAGGAGAAGCGCAACTGCCCATACAGGTCATGGACCCGCTGGGCCTGCTTGCGCTCCTCCAGTTCACGTTCGAGATCAAGCGGCTCGGGAGGCACGCTCTTATCTACACCGCTTCGTCAAGGGTGGATTTCTTCCAAGGGTCGCCCCCGGCTCCGTTCGTCGCCCACGAGGGAAGGAGCCGGGTCCGTCTGCGGGGACGAGGGGAGGCCTGCCGCGATGCCAGAACGAACGCCTCCGACTCGGCGAACAGTGTGGCCATCACCATATCACGTTTCAGGTTCTTGATGGAGTTGCCCGTCTCAGGATCGGTGCGCCAAGCGCAGAGCTGGTGGATGTAGGCATCAACCTTGCGGCGTTCCTCATCGGTGCCTCCGTAGGGCAGGGTGATGAGTCCGGCATCGAACAGGCCGCCGATCGTCGTGATGTCGAAGTTGGTCTGCTCGGCCCTCGCCCCCGTCCCGGTCGCCGTCTTGTACGTCGCGATCCGCCAGCCCAGGGACCGCATCTCGCGCTGGAGCAGGGGGGACATCGTTAGGGCGGCCTGGGTGTTGGCAAGCTCTATCACGCAGGTCCTACCCCGGTAAGCGCGCGCGAAGGCCACTATCTGAGCTATCACGTTGTCCCAGTGGCGCATCCCGGTCTCGTTGAACACGTCGATGAGGTAGCGTTGCTTGGTCCTGCGGTCAAGGCCCCATATCACGATGGCGCAATGACCCGATGAGGAGATGGCCGGGTCCACCCCCATGAAGATGTCCGTGACGGCGAGGGGCGTCTCACCTAGGCGCAAGTCATCGCTGCGGGCCGCCTCTAGGATATCGCGGCGGAACGTGGCCTCCTCGAAAGACCCGCTCTCCTGCATCCAGGTGTAGAACCACGTCTGGTCCCCGACCTCGCGGCGCTTGAACTCTAGCGCGGGCGCCGTCCAGTACTCGGGACATAGGGGCACCATGTCGCCGTCCGGACCCGGGATCAGCGCGGGGTACTCCACCACGGCGAACTCGGGATGGTCGTCGATGAGCAGGTGGGCGAAATCGTCGGGACTGAAGTAGTTGGCCAGGACCACGACCTGCTGGTAGTCCGCGACCCGGCCCAGGATGACGTCGTTGAACCAGCGGAGCTTGTCCTTGGAGTCCTGGGGGGACTTGACCGCCTGTGTCGGGTCCTGGATGTCGTCCAGCAATATCAGGTCCGCCCTCACACCCTGGATCTGCCCGCCCACGCCCTTGGCTTCCATGGTGAAATCCTTCTCACCCGAGGACTTGCCGACCACGGTGAACCCGTAGGCGCCCCAGTTCTCGGGCATCGTCTTGGAGGCGGGCTTGAACGGGAGATTGCGGAACCAGGTCGCGAGCGGGTTCACGATGGGGGGGTCGTACTGAGCCCGCAGCCGCTCTTGCAGGAACGCGTAGTAGTCGGTATCGGACAGCCGCTCCTGCACGGCGCCGACGAGCTTCTTGGCCTCCTCGGCGTTCTTCTGTACGACCGTGATCCTGACGTCGCGGTCACGCATGATGCGCCAGGTGGTGTACTCGATGCCGAAGAACGTCGTCTTCAGGTGGCCGGGGGGAAGCACGACGACCAGACGGTTGTGCTCCTTCAGCTTGGCGTAGGCGTCGCGCTGGTACCAGTTGTTGGTCGCTCGGACGTAGCGCCCCCAGCGCAGGTCCTTGTAGGCGCACACGAGTTCCCTGAAGCGCAGGAAATCGTCGGGGACCTCCAGGGGAACGTCCCCCATGGGTTTACCGGCGGCCAGCGCCGCGCGGAAGGCTTCGGCCTCCTTGATGCGGTCGATGGCCTCGCGGAACTCCGGGTCGTCCTTCCTCCATCTCCAGACGCGCTGGCGGGAGTAGTGGTCGTACTTGGCCAGCTCCCGGTTGGCGGCAGATATGGAGACATCCCTGGCCGTCTGGAGGTACATCTGCTTGCGGGTCAGCATCACGTGATGAGATGGTCGTTTGACAGTCAAGGGTAAGATGTTGGCTACAGGGCGTCCGCCCCGCAGGACCGGCAGTCCGCGCAAGGCCGTTAGAGGGCTCGTGGTAGCCATGCGCTTAAGCCAGGCAGGGCAACGTGTTCCGAACGGTCAAGGGGGAGGTAGGTCCCGGGGTGACCGCGCTTACGCGCGGGAGTGAGTCTTTGGTGAGGACTTTGCCTGCGAGAAGCATGCGCGTGACGCGCCGGTGCGAGAGACGCCTGCGAGAAATTTCTGCGGGGGTTACATATGACTCCAGGCGGGGGCGACCTTATGGACGCCGGGCACCCTCCCTCCGGTCTGTAGCTACGCGGATGGGCATCCCCCCCTTCCCTCCGGCCAAGCGGGTACCGTCGGGCCTTCCCCCCCTCCCTGCCCAGTCGGGGATGGCCGTTTATACCGGGTGGAGTAAGGCACAGGTCCGGTTTGTACAGTCTGGCCACCCGCCTCAGATCTACGGTATCCCCATCCGGCTTGCGCCTCCCCTACCCTCCCACCATGCCCTCCCTACCCCCACACTCCCCTCACGCACTACTTCACCACACCCACGCCCCTCTGCGCGCCCCACCTTCGCCAACACGCGACACGCACGGCAGGACCGTCACAGCCTACCGGACGTCGTCCCCCCAGGCGCTCCACACTCTGCCACCCCTCTGCGCCCAACATGGAACCGCCGGTCGGCACACGCGTCCTTCTGCGACCACGACCCGCACCCCCGGCCGCGAGCAGTCGGACACCCCTCCCGCCCTCACTCGACCTCACGCACCACACCCACGGACGGTCCCGCAGCGACGCGCGAGCAGGGTTCAGCATCACCAGCGCCCTAGCTCCGCGCTCCGGACCGTCGAGCCGACGCGCGCGCTAAGCTCGCGGAGGAACACGGCCACGCGGTCCAGCGTGCCGCGCTAGTCGGTCGTGATGTCCCAGCGCCTCCCCCTCGTGCCCCGAGAGCGGCAGAGGCCTGGCGGGGTGCACCGATCCTCCCTTCCTCTTCATGGCTCTATCCGCCTACCGCGCGAATAGTCCAAGATTCGCTGGACCTGCGCGCG